TGCTGTAACGGTACTGGGTGGTAGCGTGACAGCAACTGCAATTAAATATAAAATTAGGAGGACTTGTGAAAGATAAACAAGAGATACCAAAATATCATCAAGCAGGTAATGTAAAATATTTAAGTGGTAAACTTAGAGGATCAGTCTTTATAAAATCAAATTCCAAAAAGCGTGAAAGCACGGAAGTTAGTTCTTTATCAGATATTCATTTAATTAATTTAAACAAGGAAAACTATGAACTCAATATCAACCAAATTTTGTAGAAAAAGCTTTTCGCTTTTAGTTATATTATTTACTTTTTTTTTGGTTTGGGCGACTTGTGATTCGCCTTTGTATGCTGGAGTAAAAAAAGGAAAACATGAAAAGCGGCACACCAAGAAACAACTTGCACGCAAATATACTCAGCTAAAAGAAGATTATAATTACACAGTAGCAAACTTTATTGTAATTTTAGATAGAGTGGTTAATTTGTGTAAGGAACTCGAGGAAACAGTTCAACAACTTGATGAAAATGTTCAGACACATAGTTTCCAGATTCACAATCTAGAAACTCATTCTTTAATTCATGATAGTAAACTCTTAAATATAAGAGACTATCTATATCAAAAATCTTTAGACCCAACCTATTGCCCCTTTGATATGTTCAAAAAGTGGTATGAAGAACCTGTTCATCTTCACCGGACTAATCCAGATGGAGACCGCCATAACTCACTTGAGGATATTGATTTCTAATGACCTGGTCTAAACGCTACACATGCTGTCGATATTGCGGCACAATCGAATTAAAGCATAAAGGGCGTGGTCTGTGCGTATTTTGTCATAGGGAAATGTGGCGTTATGTAAAGGGGCCGAAGCAAAAGCATGAGATGGCCCCTTTTTTTCAGAAGATTTATAATGATTATGTTTTTTCTTCGGAGAAGAGTAAATGAATAGATTATTTCTAATCTTAATGTGGTTCTTAGTAAAAGTTCGCTTATGTGATGAGTTTCATATAACTACATGCGAAGGTGCTTTTAAGGTTTATGGGAGAAAGAAATGACTGAATTTGTATACGATCCAATGGAATGCAATGTTCCAAAATTGCATGAGCAAATAGTTTATTTAATAAATAAAATGAGGTTTCCTTGGATTGATTTTGAAAAAGAAAAGCCAGAAAAATCGCAATCTGTTATAGTGCTTACAAAGTATGGAATGCACTACTACCAATATTTAAACGACGACCCATTGAATATGATGTGTGGTTTATTTTATATTCCAAGAAATGGAAGTTGTGCAGGCTTGCGCTACTCTGTAGAAATGTCAGATATTACTCATTGGGTAGCTTTACCAGAGGCATATGATTCATGAAAATAATAGGCTATATAAGAGTAAGCACAGAATATCAAGCAGAATCTAAGCACGGGCTAGATGCTCAAACTTTTGCTATTGAGAAATATGCACTACAAAATAAAGCTGATCTGAAAGAGATATTCAGGGATGAAGCATTAAGCGGCTCTCTATCACTTGAGAAAAGGCCTGGCATGCTTAATGCCATTAATTCCCTCTCTAAAGGCGACTTGCTAGTTGTTGCAAAACGCGATCGCCTTGGTAGAGATGCTCTTGTTATGGCAATGATCGAGGCCGCTGTTAAGCGAAAGGGCGCTAAGATCATTTCCTTGGCCGGAGAGGGCACAGAGAACGATGACCCTACCGGTATGCTTATGCGCAGAATGATCGACGCATTTAGCGAATATGAGCGTTTAATAATAGGTCTGCGTGTAAGTGCAGCTTTACAGGCTAAGAAAAGGAAAAATGAACGTGTTGGTTATATACCTTTTGGCTCTCAACTCTGTGAAAATGGTATTCATCTATCTGAAAATCATTCTGAAAAAACATTATTGCAAGAAATGACTCAACTCAGAAATTCAGGCATTTCTATACGCGGCATAGCTAAGAGCTTAAATGATCGAAATTTACTTAATCGTGGTGGTAGTAAATGGAATCATTCTAGTATACTTAGAGTTTGCGTAGAAAGACTTAAAAGGGATACAGCGAATGTCTGATTCTATTCAGGAATTATACGACAAGATCGATAAGAATTTTCCTGATCATATACAAAAATGTGAGCTAATTTGTACTCTCCTAGGTACTTCAGCAACACTAACTGAATTTGTTATGGAAAAAATACCTACCGCTCTTATACCCCTGAATGTTCAGTATTCAATTCTTATAACATCAGTTAATATGCTGGGAATGATTAGTGATGGCGTCATATTTGAAAAAGTGGATATGACACAAGATTATAAAATCTCTGAACAGAGTCAAGAACACATCTATAGAAAAATGAAAAAGGCTATAGAAATAATTGTTGATGAATTTAAAAAACATGAGGCAGAATATGACATCTAAACAGCTCATTTTATTCGAAGAAAGCAGAGAAGATATGCTCGAGCAGCGTTTAAATATGCTTGAACAGCAAATGGATAGAGTTCGCAAGAATCTTTTTGCTAAGTACACTGAGCTTATGCAGCTTTATCTTGAGCAGAAAGATTATTTAGACTCTATAAATACTAACGCGTGTTAAAGCCAGATCCCCGCAATGCTTTTAGGCTGTTTGGTCTTGAGCGGGAGAATGACTGCGGGTGGGGGTAGTGTTATATGGTTATCGTGATATAAGTCACGGTGTAACTTAGAGTATTATCATTTGCGGCATTTCCTGAAATCTCTGTAACTACTGAATTGTATAAATTTAAAGCTGTATTATCAAACCTGCTGTATAATTGTGCTGAAACACCTGGCCCATTTAAGATCGTAAGTTGCGTTGTCGTACCTACTATAATAGCATTTGATGCTAATGAAGAAGTAACAGCTACGGTGCCCCACGAAAGTGCAATTGTCTGTGCAGCACCTGCAACAAAAACGTTCGTACCACCATATATAAATTTTCCCATTGCTTGTATTGGAACTATTACTTTGCCTGATCCAGGAGCAGCCGCAACTTGTATGGGAGTTCCATGCAATGCTTTTATTTGAGCGCTAGTTAGGGAGCTTGATACCGTTGTAACTGTATATCCTCCCCATGTTCCTGCTGCAGGCGCAGCACTTGTCCAGTTGGTGCCATCACTTGTCATCACGTTACCGCTAGTCGAAGGAGCGGCATAAGTCTCTGTTGAAGCTACCCAGTTTGTGCCATTTCCTTTCAGAATCGTGTTTGATGTCGCTGTTGTGGCTGCACCTAAACCTGCCTCGGCTGGGGTTAGAAATTTCGGCTTGTATGTCATAGTATAACCTTTAAATTATATTCCACTGGGTGCCGTTATAGACAATTGTTGCACTTCCGTAATTGAGATTGATGGTGCTTGAAGCGGCTCCGTCAATATTCTTACCCGAAGGTGTGATGGTGATATTGTTAGCAGCAGCGGAACCTACGTTATCTTTTATAACATATCTCGTTCCTGTTACAGGTGATGCTAAAGGTGTAATAGTCCTCGCAGATGATGTATCTACTAGGATTACTTCATCTGAAATAAGTGTTGTATATGGGTAAGCTCCTGGAGTCGTTATCTTTACCACACGACCGGATACAGTATTTAGCACTCCCGCAAGGTAGCATTGATTTTGCTGGCCTGCGCCTGTTCCTTGAGTACCTATTCGTATACTATTATTATCGCCTGCAACTCCCGCATTACCTATGTCAATATTTGAGCTATCAGATCCTGTAAGGTCTCCTCCTGCTCCTTCACCTAACGCGGTGTTTTCTGTACCAGTTGTAATACTATCTAGAGCGGCATAGCCAATTGCCGTATTAGATCCCGTAGATGTAGTCATGTCCTGTAAAGCGGAGGCTCCAACCGCGGTATTTTGTACAGATCCAGTAGCGGTTACAAGGGCATTTTTACCGATAACTGTATTATTTGATCCAGTTGTTATTGAATCTCCTGCAGAATGGCCAATTACCGTATTACCTGTACCCTCTGTAAGCGATAATAGAGCATTTTCTCCAAGTCCTACATTCGTAGTAGCTACAGTAATTGAAGCACCATCAGAACCCAGAAGTAGGTTAGTAATTCCAAAATCCTGCGTAAGTGTGGAAGTAGCACCTACAAACTTTACCGTGGTATCATCTGTTACTATATTCCAATTACCTGCTGTTGGGCTTAGAGCGCCTCCAGAGTTACCTGTGATGGTCTGTCCTACTACAGTCCCATTAACTCCTAAGTCGATGGTTCCTGCACCTACAATTATGTCAAGACTACCATCTGCAGAACTAAGAGTGCCTTTTCTTACATGAGGCGATGCTGTTGAACCTATCCACAATTGGCCATTCGTGGTCATCTTTCCGCCACGCTGCGTTCCATCAAAGGACATATTGTCAGCGAATAGTATGGTTTCGTCACCAGTAATCGAACTTGATCCCATTATGACACCTGTCTAAATGTTAAGTAACCGTCCCAATTTATAGTAGTAGCTGCAATGCCTTGCACACGCAGAAGAACATTGTTTGCACCATCTACAAGTATTGTGATATCAGCATTAGTAAGTGAAACATCTTCAAAAGTAGTGGGATATTCAGTTCCAATTTCTGATGCTATAGCGCCGTTCGTTCTAAAGGCAGCGTTAAAGTCATAAGATGCTCCATCACCAGTTGCTGGAACTCTTACAGTCACTATTCCACTAATCGAATAGACTGTTCCTGATGCTGCCAGAGGAAAGGTTATAAGAGTGGTAACTGTAGCATCTGAGGTAGTGACTGCACCGGTTTTTCGGTTAGTAAGAACGATATCCACTTCATTAGCTGTTCCAGTTCCTACAACACCCCCTTTTGAAATAATTCCATTATCGTTATTTTCTGAAGAATCCACTGCATCAATAATGAGAATATTGCCAGATGGTACGGCTGTTCCATCTTGAGTCGCAAACGATGTTGGAACAGAAGGTGGCAAATTGCTAGCTGTGACTACTCGTGTGTACTGCGACATTTAACCTCAAAAAGCGTAAAAGGTTGAGAGATAAACTTCTTCACCAGCTGCGCCAGCAGTTGCGCCTTTTATATAAAATTGCGTGGCTTGTTTAGTTTCTAAAGGAACACCTGAAACAGTATTGCTGGTTTCATCAAGTACAACTGTAGCACCAGCCAAAAGAGTGAATGCTGGATTTGTTCCATCCCATGAAATTTTGACATTTACGCTAGATCCATTTACGAACATTAATGTTCTTGATGGATGATCAATAGGCGTGTCAAAAGTTTGAAACGTATTGTTGAATAGGGTAGCATCAGCTACCCTTTCAGGTTCAGGAAGAAAAACCCGTTTTGTAACAGCCATAATGTTTCCTTATCGTTAAACGATATTTTGTCCGCACCAGAGTGTGCCATTAAATGTCAAGATGTAAGACTCATACGCAGTATTTATAGCCTTAGTTGCCGCTGATGTACCTCCGGCAGCAATGTTAGCCCCGTTTCCATCAACAGTGACGTTATTTCCGGCAGCTTGTCCTACACCATCATAAACAATGATTGTGCGTCCTGTTGCAGGTGTTGCTGGCAACGTAATTGTCATTATTCCACCTGTAGAGTCGGTAGTAATAAAGTAATCCGTGCCTAGAACAGTGTACGGAGATGCTGCTGTAGCTACGGTCGTTACTGCATTTGTTACACCAGTTCCGATTGTTAAACCGCTAGTTCCAGCATCAATTGATACTCCACCAGCTGCTCCAGAGGCATTAATTACAATTGCGCTTGCAATGCTTTCTGTAGCTGTGATATTTACGGATCCACCTGTGTTCGTAACGTCAATATCTCGACCTGCTGCACCTGCGACTACTATGTCGAGGCCATTTGATGTCAATACCATTGAATCAGCAGCACTTTCGCCTGCAGTGATATTTACAGAACCCGCTGTACACACAAGGTCTAGATCTTCAGCTGCTGCACCTGCTGCTGTAATATCTATACCACCAGCGCTCGCATTAATTACGATTGCATCAGCAGCGTTTTGGCTTGATACAAGGCTCATCTGTAGTGCCACGTCTGTATCTAGTCCACCAGCTGCGGAAAGGATCCTAACCGCGTCTGCGGCTGCTTCTTCGCCGTTAACGACTACTCGGCCACCTGTGCTTGCAAATGTAAGGTCTATACCTGCTCCAGAAACCGAAAAGTTAGATGCTGCGGCTCCATCGATAGAAACTGCACCTGTTGAGTCAATTGTTATACCACCTGTTCCAGCATCAATATCCATACCACCATCTGCGGCTGAAGCTACGATACGGACTGAGTTAGCAGCAGCAGCTTGAGACGAATCAATATTGATCTGCAATGCTGCGTCAAGGTCAAAACCACCTGTGGAGTCTACGTTAACAGCATCTGCTGCGGCTTCACCTGCATTTATTAAGATACTTCCTGCTGTTGATTGCACAGTAATGTCGAACGCACCAGTAGCTGTGAAGTTAGAGGCAGCGGCCGAGTCAAGAGAGATTCCACCGGTAGTATCTACGATGAATCCAGCAGTACCTGCATCGATATCGATACCACCTCCAGCATTTGAGGCTACAATGTTGATAGCATCAGCAGAGGCTACGCCGCCTGTAATTGTTACTCCACCTACATCTGAAACAACTTCGATACTAGCAACGCCTGTACCTTGGTCTGCGTGGATTTTTACTGTTTCTGATGTACCACCGTTAGCTCTAAGATAGATTGCATTTGCTGCATTCTCGGTAGCTGTAAGGTTAATTGATGAACTTGTTGTGATATCAATATCCTCTCCAGCACTGGCTGCGGAGCATGTTATGTCAATACCACCAACGGTTGATATGATTGCAATCGAGTCAGCTGCATTTTCAGTTGATGTAATCGTAAGACCTGCACCAGACGCTGTAATGTCCATATCGCCGCCAGTAGCAGTAATATCGATACCACCAGCTGAAGCAGCAATTGTAATTGCGTCCGCAGATGCTTCTGTGGCCGAAATATTGACCGATGCACCAGTGCTTGCGATATCAATATCTTCGCCAGCGGTTCCTGTGTTAGTTATGTCGATACCACCAGCGGAGGCATTGATTAGAATAGCTTGGGCATTGTTCCTAGAAGAAACTAAGCTCATTAAGAGCGCTACGTCTACATCTAGTCCACCTGCCGCAGAAAGCACTCTGACAGCATCAGCAGCAGCTTCTTCGCCGTTTATAACTACTCGTCCACCTGAACTTTCTAGAGTAAGATCTATGCCAGCACCAGATACAGCGAAGTGCGAGGCCGCATCAGCATCTAAGCTAATAGAGCCTGTTGAATCTGCGGTAAGATCTGTAAAGGTTCCAGCAGCTGGCGTCGTTCCACCAATTGCACCCGTAGCTCCAAAAATTGACGGCAAATTTGATGGAACTATTGCTTTGTCATTATCAGTTTGAGCAGCTGCTTCTGCGTTTGTAGCTATTTCAATAATACCTGCTTGTACTGTACTTGCAGATGGAGCGCCTGCGATTGCTACCGAGGCTAAACCAAGCGGTGTGACTGCTTTTGTAGCATTAGTTCCTGCAACTGTTTCTGCAACTGTAGCAAGTTCGACAACGCCGTCATTTTGGTCAGTTGCTGGGCCTGAACCCATATAAGCTAAAGGGCTTTTTACCATTTTGAATCTCCAAAATTCTTGATTAATTAAGTTTTTATATTTAATTCACCCTATGGCATACAGAAGAAATAAGTGAAATTAAATATTTCTAGGCTAGAAGAGCCATTAATTAAAATTAAGGGAGATATTGATTGAAATGCCTAAACTGTAGTATGATAGGTGACGATAGAAACTGGAAATATTGTTGCATACAATGTCGAAATGAAGCGGTTTCAAAACTTCCTAGGAACACGCATAAGCAGACGTTTAAGATTTGTACAAAATGTGGGAAAACTTATAAGGTGAAGAATTCACAGGCTAAGAGATCTAAATTTTGCTCTAATACGTGTAAGTATTTAAGGATTAGGATTTAATGGAACCATTCGAACGAGTACTATTTATTATTTGCATAATATTTATTGTTTGGTTTTTTATTAGTCTTCTGTATATTCATATTATGGATTTAGTCTAATGGAAAATATTGAGAATATTGTTCTAATCATCTGCGCTACTGTTGTAGTTGTAACAATTTTTATAAGGATGCCTTAATGGAATGGAATAAGTGTTGGACAATCATAGCATCTGTTATAATACCCATGTTTTTATTAACGCAATATTTTAGAATTAGCCTTAAAAATATGAGGAAAAAATAATGGAATGGACACAAGCGATAGCAATCATAGGATCAACATTTGGCATGATCATAGGTATGATGCTATTTATGATCAGAGAAATGCGTCAAATCAGCCGTGATATACACGCAGAATCTAAAGACTTTCACGGTAGATTATGCCGTTTGGAAGAGCGGTATATTGAAATTTTCCAAAAAGGAAAGAAATAAAATGATTATTATACCAATTGCTTTTATGGCGATGCTTGTTGCTCTTGTTGCTTCTCGCTCACGCCAATAGGATAATTCAAGTTAGATTTTGGATCATTCAGTTCTTTTTGATACGAATCATCCAGTTTTTTTAATGCATGCATTGTAGCAGGGCCATTTTCTCTCATAGCATTTTGAATTACTTCCGTATAATAATGTCTGAGAGTCGGATTTCTTAAAAATCTCATAGCTAAATCTACCGATGCAACAGTTCCACCTGCTGCTGCCGCACCTGCTAGCGCACCGCCTGCGACTGCTGGGTTAAAAATCCCCCCACCAAATAACGTTGCTACGCCAGTTTTAAAAGGAACTCCTCTAGCTTGATTCAATACAAAATCCGATACGTGGTTTCCTTGATTTAATGCAGCCCATCCGCTATTGGCAGCACGATGCAATTGTAATCCTTCTTGACTAATTGGGCCTAAATATCCCTCTATACCTTCATTAAAGATATTAGCTACTTCACCCCAATATTCTCTAGCTTGCCTCATTCCAGCTCTATCTAGGTCTCTATTTACATATAGATTTGCTCGATTTCTATTTATATCTCGGTAAGACTGAAAAAGTTCCTGCATTGACCTTACACCTGTTTGACTTCTAGTGTAGATTCCATCAGGCCCTTCGAGCGCATTTAGAACTTGTCTTTTTTCTGGAGTCATTTCACCGAAACGAAGAGTATTATTTATAAAATTCTGCAAACGGTGTTGAATACCAGCAGTTGATACCATAGTTCCTTGTGGAACTGTAGCATCTCTTGCTTGATATAATGACCTTAGATAATTTTCAGGATTCGTTTCACCAGTGACGCGAGGAAATGTTAAACCTGTCATTAATAATGTTGTAAGTTTTCCTAATTCTTGCAGATTCTCAGAACCACCATATAACTTAATCCCCTCTTTTGCACTTTCACTAAGAATTGACGATCCAATTTTCCTAGATACATTTAATAATGGTTGTGCCCATTGTGGTAAACGTGTTGCAGCATTAAAACCTGTTCGAATTCCACCGCCTGTCATTAATCCAGTAAAAGTTTTAACTGCTTCATCTGAAAATTCTTCACCTTTTGATCTTGGCGTAGTATAACCTCCAGTCATACTTTCAGACATTTGTTGAAGATCTTTTGATCCTGGAAAAGTAATAGCTGAATTTCTGGCATTTTTAATACCTTCAATTATTTCTTTTCCTTTTTCTCTTCCTATAGTTTTATCTAAAAGTCTACCTATCACAGGATCATCTGGTATCATATCAAATAAAGGATCTCCTAAACTAGCTGTATCTTTGGCCATTCCCAAAACTAATTCGACAGCTCTTGATCCAGATCTTGTTATATCTCTAACAGTATCATCCCACCATGTCTCAGGTTGATTTTTTGTGTTAATTTGCTCGGCAATATCAAATGAAGATGCTGGAGAAAATGAGGATACGGGTTGATCCATAACTGTAACTTCAGCTTCTGGTTTTGGAACAGATTGTGATTTATATTCCTGTTCTGCAATATCAAAAGGACTAAAACTCATAACCATCCTCACGTGCTAATTTTTCTGCTTCTGTCCTATCTCCGTTAGCACGACCAATATATTTTAACGCTATATTAGGTGTGATTTTTGTGCCTTTGGCTACCTTTTGCGTTGGAAATTTTGTCATGCCAATTGCTTTTTCAAAATTTTGTCTAATTTTTTCACTGGTTTCTTTTCTTTTTTCTCTTGTTTTTTCAAGAATTTCAACATCCAAATTTCTTGGCTTCTTTCCTTTATTTTCTTTTAATATATCGATATAAGCTTGATAATTAGCCTCTTTCTGATCATTTAATATTTGATTATTTTCTATTACCACTTCTTTACCTGCATCACTATTTAACAATGTTGGTATTGATTTCAAATATGCTTCAATTTCCGCTACACGAATTGTACCAGGAAAATATTTACCAACGTCTTTAATATAGTCATTTGATGCTTTATCATACCCTTCTGCAAGTGGATTTGATAATACGCCAATAGGAATATTTAATGCATTAAGTGAACTTACCATTGCAGGTGTTGGAAGTTGTCCACTTTTGGCAGCGGCTAACATTCCTATAAGCCTATTTTTTGAAGATTCAGCGCCTTCATAATCACTAACTATTCTATCGGCTACATCTGCTGTTCTTTTTGCTTCGATTTTTTCACTTTCTGGTTCATATGTGGGCTTCAAAGTTTCAGTAAATGAGCTTAGAAACGAAGCTGGAGGAAGCTGTTGACCGGAACCCATTTCAGGTATATTTACGCCTTGACTTCTTAGAAAATCTAAAGCTGCTTGACTCTCACCTTGTCTAGATGATTCTTTCATTAATTGATTGATTATTGGACTAACGCTTTGCGTGTCACCTGTAGTTGCAGCATATTTCTGAAATGCACCAATTTTATCTTCAAAACTTGCATTTGGTTTTGAAGCCTCTTCTATTGCAGCTTGAAGAGCCGTTCCCTTTAATTGTCTTTCTTCCGTTTCCTGTTTTTTCTGTAGTCCCATCATTGATTTTTGCATAAATGCACCACCAAGAGCATTTCCCGCAGCACCTAAGCCATAAGGGTCTCGTATACTTTCAAAAGTGATAGCCATTTTAAGCCTCCAAAGCTTGAATTTGCTTTTTCATCTCTTTAACATTTGCGCTAAGGTCTTTGACGCAATTAACAAGTATTGATACAAGTCCATAAAGATCAACGCCTAGCACTCCGTTAACATCGGCTGTTAATTCACAAGGTAGGTCTTCTGCAATTAACCCAACTCGGTCTTTTTGCTTTCCTGGAACTTCTACAATGTAGTCATATTGCTTAACATCGATGTTGTCTATAACATCAAGAGATTTTTTGTAGTCTCTAATATTTTCTTTTACTTTCTCTGATGACATCATAGCGCCTGCACCAACTTGTCCTGCTGCACCTATAAGCGGTTTAATTAAACCCTCAGTTGGCCCTTGAACAATTGGCTGGAATGATTTTTGACCCATTAGACTCATGATTGCTTGAAGTGCACTGTTTTGTGCATTTTGACGTGTAGCTTGCTGTTGTCCTTGGTATCCTATTCTCTGGCCTGCCAATAGGTTTGTAAGGTCGTCAGAGCTTCGTACAAGCGCCTGATTTAATGCGGATGAAGATCCAGCGCCTATATCAGCATATCGTTGCTCTAAGGCCGGTAGAATGTCTTGATTATAGGTTTGCATGGTAGGATCAACAACGCCTTTCTGGAATTGATCTTCAAATGCTCCAGATGTACCTCCACCTTGCAGTAGCTCGAGAAGTACATTACCAAAATCTCCCCCAACACTACCTAGTGCACCTTTCAATAACTTCTGCTGTTCTTTGGTCATAAGATTGGCAGTCCCAACTTCTTTTGCATCTCCACCAAATAATTGTTCCTTTGACAGCATTCCTAACGGCCCTAATAATGCGCCTCGTGCTGAACTTCCCATCTTAATACTCCATTAAAGTGTTACGAGATCTTTTGAACCCAAATTTCTCCGAGTGCTTAGGACTCCTAGTTATCCAATAAATCTTGCTTAAATTTTCTTTCTCTTTGGTTTCTATGGCTTTTTCTTTAAGTAAATTGACAGCGGCACCATTTCCCCAGTAATCTTTATCTATAGAGAAAGTGTTGATAACCAAGGCATTAGCTAAACTATCTATTACCATCCACAATACGCCCTTTGTCCTGTTATTATCATCTACGAGGACAAAAAGCAAGTTTAATGGGTTTAAAACTAAACCATTTTCATTTGAAATTACGCTTATGCTAGAAATAAATTCATAAAACTTTTCACTCGTGAACTCTTTATGCTTAATTTGATCTATGTATTCTTTAGGAATATGCACAGGATCAAAAATTCTTACCCATTTTAGATTTTCAATTGATTTGTCATTGTTCTTCAAATTCTTTACCTATATATCGTATATATCCTCTAAATCCGCCGCTAGCTGCCATTCCAAGTCTAGCCGAAACTATTCCGTCACCATTTCTTACAATATAACCATCAGTGGTATTTGGTTCTACTCTCCAAGTCAAATATGTGAATCCAGGAAAGGCATTAGCTCCTGATGATTCTATCACTCCTACAAACGGCGATCCGCTACTATTTGCAGCTTCATAGGGCATCTGTATTGCAACGCGCCCTGTTCCAGTATGTGCAGTCCAGGATACATCCATCCAGCACTCTACAAGAATCCCAGCTCTTCGTACCCAACCAAATTGATTTACGTAAGTACCTGTTCCGGTTCCAGTAGAACCAAAAACAACAGGTGTCCAGTCTTTTATATAGCCATTAACATTTTGTGCAACGTTTTGATACATATCAGAAAGACGGTCATTCATCTCTCTAAGATATGTTTCTACGTTATATTTACTGCCTTCTTTAAATAGATTTTCAGGGGGCGGAAAATTTATGTCTGTAGGAAGTGTCATTACCCACCTATTATACGGTTGCCAACTGGTCTAAAATAAGGCTTAAAGGCGTGAAAATTAAGAACATCATTATTGTCTGAATTAGTAATCTTTATAAAGTGTTGATAGCCTTTTCCGCCAGCGTAAACTCTTTTCCAGCATCTTTGATTTTCAAATGATCGTTGAACTATTTGGCCACCGCTTTCATAAACTGAATATGCAGTTGTATCTAAACCAGCGATCGAAAATTTATTATCGTTAAGAAAAGTTATAGTGTATGGGCCTCCATTTACTTCTGTGTCATTGACAGTGTCTTCCATACCATTTACACCATAGATAAATATCTCTGTTCCTGTTGCCATACCATGACTTGGAGCTGTGAAAATTGCTGGATTAGCTTGGCTAATATCAACAATATCTGCAATGAATCCTAAATTTGGCAGACAATTTAAGGTCTGTATTGAATAAGGACTTTCTATGTCATCTACATAACATTCAACAGTAAAATCTGTGTTTTCATCTGCGTCGATATAAAGATCAACGTATCCCATCTGCGCTTGTTTGCCTTCTTGTGCATACGGGTTCCAACCAGCAGAAACAACTTCAAAGTCTATATCAACTCCTAAGTCATCCCCACCACTATCTAGAGCAATTATTCTTCCTATTTGGTCACCTGCTAGGAAAACCTCTGTCTCTGCTTGTTGTAGAAAATCCGTCCAGTTATTTTCTGCTATCGGACTCATAAATCGATTATCATCGTCATTTGGAAAATCGTCGAATGTTTTGTCTATAGAATATGATCCATAACCTAGACAACTCATATTTGTACCGTTATCTGGGTCTTGATCTCGTAGCGCTACATCATATATTGACCAAGAACCATCTTCTTCAGAGCGAATAAGTGCAAAGTTAGATGTTTCTGCTTCATTTGCTGCATTTAGATTTCTTACAGAGGATGGGTAAAGTGTCCATGATCTTCTTTGCGTATAATCTCTGCCAGAATACATTCTTACGGAAAAGTCAGTATTTACTTCGTCCATCATGAACGTTTCTATTTTATCATCTATTCTTTTAACTTCATTTCTTGAACTTGCGATAATTCCTCGATTTCCAAATGACTGTACGTACCCATCATGACCAATATTTGCGTAAGGGGCACTACATGTTCTATAACTGTTAACCTTAATCCATCTAAACGGTAACGCTGGATCAGATGTTGGCTCTATTACCCAGACAGAATTTGTAAATTGTACTAAAATTGTATCTTCGAGTTGAGTTGCTCCAATGATAACTTCAGATGTTGATGCATCTACAAAACCTCCATTTCCAGGTGTCAATTCATCCCAAGGATTTCCTGGTACTGGGGCTACACCACCTGTATCAGGATTAAATGATCTACACCATCGCATTCTTTGTGCGAAATTTGTTCCAGTACCTACAGGAGGAACTCCTACAGGTAAATTTTGATCTTCTACTGTATTTAGAAGAACTAGTCTAGACCGAATTGTAAAGATAAACTGAGCTGCAATTATATAATTTCTTGTAGCTATTGTTGGAGTAGTCTCGGGAACAAACATTGTAGTATTTGGTACTACAGTAAAAGTACGAATCGGTGATATTGGAAGTGTGGTATCACCGTTAAAATTCGTAAAAAAGAATGTGCTTGTCAAAAATGCTTTTGTTTTACCAAAAGCGGAGGCCGACACAAAAGACGATTCTGTTCCATTAAAGATATCAGCAGCATCCAAAGGATCAAAAACTTGTGTTGCATCATTGTAAATAGCTGCTCTTTTAGTATCGAAAATGAGAATCTTTGCTTCACCGCTGTTGTCGATAAAGTTTTTAATTCCCATTATAGGATTAGTAGCACCATTTGGCATATTGCCAAAAAGCTCCATTCCAGCACGCTTTTCAAGTACAGCATTATGCACATGACCATTCACGATACTTTGAAAAGCATCTTGGGGAAGTAGCCAAGGTTTTAGATCTGTCTCTAACCCTGTTTGAAAGCCTGCTATTAAGAATGGTTGGTAGGTCAAGTACGTCCTCCAAAAACTGCAAATTGCCACTGTACGTCTACATATGATCCAGAACTTCCTGCTGTTGATGATGTTAAAACTCTAAATGAAGCTCCTGCTTGCGATCTGACCATCGCTACTCTGTTATGTGATCCTGAATTATCAAATGCTGTAGCTACGACTATATAGTCCGCTCCTGATGCAAAAGCTGTTGTAAATGTAACCGTATATTCACCAGCAGCTGTTCTTGTTGCTGAAGCGATGCCATAACTTTGAACCAGTGCGCCTGCACCTGTCACAAGTCCCCAAGCACTACAAAATCCATCTTGCGTATTTGTAACTGTCGTTACGTTATCCGATTTCAAAGTTACATATGTTCGGCCATAAACAGCTTGTGACGATTGTCCAATACCACCATCTGTCGTTAACTGAGTAGTTTTTGCAGAGCCTTGATCATCTTTATAATAGAGTTCCGACCATCCAGCACCACCATCTTTTGTAAAAATTAAGCCAGAATTTGCAATTGCTCCAGGATTTCCAGCTCTTCTTTCTAGTTGCCATTTAGTACATGGCACTTCTCCTTGTTGGATATTCGACCATCGCTGTTGCAGGATCGTCGGAGCCATTCGTATTTTTGTAGTACCTTGCGGTAGAGTTGTTGTCCATGTAGCCATTTTTTACCTCAAAAATTAGGTTGTGCTCTTGTGTTTGATAGATTGTTTACAGTTCTCGCAAGAATTGAAGAAACTTCCGATTTATACATTGGCATAATCTGTTGCCACTGATCCATCTCTCCGTATTCCATGAAAATTCGTCTACATGCCCCGTAAGCTATGCATGGGCCCCATTCTTGTAATGGTGGCGTATCTGTACCGTTTACGAGTGCATCTGGAACCTTAAATGCCTTTACACGTATTCGGTATACTGTATCTGGCATTGGGTAGAATCTGAATTTAGCATCATAGAAAAGAACAGATTGAGGTTTAGCTGGTTGTTCTTGCTGATAGCTTAGGTTAATTGTTTCTCCATTTATTGGAGCGGTTGCAAAAGAAACGTTTATGACCCCAGTGGTATATACTACAGAACCAGTTCCGCCTAAACTTCCTGTAAGAGTTCCTAATCCATTGTCGGTAAAGGTTTCTACGTTGTCGGTTACGATGACCGTTCCTGGAACGATCATGGGAACTTGAACTGTTGTGTTAAATGCGAGTGTAACACCATCACCCGTCCATGGTGTACCTAGAGTGATTTGCTCAGGATTTTGCGAATAGTAGATTGTAGGATCTTGATAATATAGAATATCCTGTAAATTTACATAGACTGGAGGTTCTATATTCGTGTAGTTTACAGTGTCAAAGTCATATTCAACCTGTAACGGTACCGTATTGAATTCATAGTATTTCTGCTGTTTTTCTAACTTAACTTCGGCAGGGAACTCGTACCGATAATAGTTGTTTATGTATGTATCGGCAGCAGTATTTGAAAGCTGGTTTGAGCTTAACCTGCCACTAACCTGTCGAAACATTCTTCTAATATCTGCAAGAGTCCATGCCATTTTTATTTACCTTAAGCAAATACTTGTCTACATTGAAAACGTGGCTTCCATCCAGTCAATTTCTTAGCCATTCTGCCATGTCCATCTGGTTCGTATGACCAGATAGGAGTTTGTCTTGATTCAATATGTTTAATCACTTTTCTTGGAAGCGTATATTTTGCCCCATGAAATAGTGTAAAATCTGTATAATCTTTTGTACTTCCAAATGAAAACTTATTAATGATGCCTGGCTCTTCAATATTGTAGAATTCTATTTCTACTTCTTCAGCAAGCCATGCCTTTTCTTTTTCACTCATTTCTGGTGTTTTATATTTTGTTTCACCAAATTTATGTCTTACCGCCATGATATTCTCCTAGAAATAAGCGGGGACGAATCCCCGCAGTTTTGTTATGTTACTGAGTTACTGCCGCGAACGACTGCAACCATTACATCATTGTTACCACCGACTACACCTGTACCAAGTGTTACACCTTGGATAGCGAAGTTTTCAGTTGGTATAGCGTCACCATTAGTGTCGCTTACTCTTGTTGCTCTGCCGCCAGATACATAAACACTATAGGTCGGTGCTGATGTATTTTCAACTAGAGTAATAGCGGTAGCGGTCACAGAAGCAACCGTAAACGTGCCATTTAGTGATGTACCGGTACCATCATCTGCAATAGCGGCTACTTTAATAGTATCGTCTGCTACGATGCCAACTTGAGCGATGTTTGATGCTGTTATTACGCCTGGATTTGCGTTAGTAAATCCAGTCACAGTTGCACCAAATACTGCACTTTGTGCCAATGGAGTAAAACCGTTTGTTGTGGTAATAGTACCAGCATCAACATCTAGGTAATACGCAACGGGCATGGTGTCCATCCACTGAAACGAACCACCAGAGGTTACGTTAATGGTTGTGACTTCAGCTACTGCGAAACCTACATCTAGGTTACGCGCAACAGCAGTCGCTGGGTTTGTCCAGCTAAACGTTTTGATTTGAGCCATTTTATTCTCCTTATGCTGCTGTTGCTTCTAAATTCAACATAAAACTATCGTTTAAGATACGTGCTACAAATGGATGTTGCCACACTATTTCTGTTACTTTTATGACCACTTTCGTGGCGGGGTTCCCTCTTCGGAGATCCCTCTCTATGTTACCATAGAGTTCAGACTATCGCTTCCCTTTCGGGTTTTCTCACTTAGTCGTTCAGGCTGCTTTCGCTTGCCCCCTGTCTTCCTTAAGCTGCCTCAAGGAGTTCCAAGTCAATCAGAGAAAATTTATAGTGAGCTGACATTTCACCCACTGTTCCGCGTTGATCGAGTGGATCGGCTGATCCAGCACTACCTAACGGCTTAATGTAGAAGTCTCCAGTTTCTGCACCTAAGTGCACAACGCCATAGGCTTCTTTCCCAACTATGAAGTTGTTGTATACTGCTGGGTTAGCGGTTGAAACGCTGCCCACAGAAGTATAAAGCCACCTTACGTTGCCTGTTGCTCCCCACTCAGCTTCCAACACTGTCTGTTGGCTAGCATATTGGGCTGTTGGAACGAACATATCGCCAACATTTTCAAGGTCGCACAGAAGGTCTGTGTCAATAAAACCCCAAAACGCTGGGCGAATTGCGGTAGTACTGAAGTTAGGGCCTGCTGTAACAACTTCCGAAATCATCTCGGCATCATTACCAAGAAGAGTTCCTACTGCTGCACAAATATCTTCATACGTTAACTGTGTAGGTGTGTTACCATTACCACCATGTGAACATTGTAGAACTGAACTTGTTGACGCGAGAACATCTCTTGTCACTTCGTCCATTGTTTGACCTAGGTTCTGAGCAAGAAGCCTTGCAGCTTCGTTTAAGCATTCTGTTACTTTCGGCATGCTCATGCCTACTGACTGTATATCTACAGCGGGAAAACCTCTTCGGATCTTCCTCTCCGTGTTACCACAGAGTTCAGACTTTCGCATCTTTTCCTGATGAAAAGTCGCCTTGTTAAGTCGTTCAGCGTGACAAAAATTGTCTCTTTCGTTTAAACTACATGCGTTTTTAACGAAAGGATTTTCATGCCTAAACTTAAACCCTACGATCTTTCTAATGTTACACCGTTGGATCTTGCTTATTTGGCCGGATTTATTGACGGAGAAGGCTGTTTTTTCATTGGCCATCACATCAACACATCCTATTGCACTGGTAATAGATATCCCAATTACCATTGCATTTTGAAAATCTCTAACAACTGTAAAGAAGTTTTGGAGTGGATTCTTAAAACATTTGGCGGACGCATCACTAAGTTTAATGTAAATAGAATGCACGACCGCAATTGTTTTACTTATGATATTCATATGACTGGAAATCTTCTTACCGATATTACAGAAATGCTTATTCCATATCTTAGAGTAAAAAGACCTCAAGCCGAAGTTATGTTGAAAATGCGCAAAACATTCTCTAGGACAGGAAGTTGCGGACCTGTTAAGCAGGCACCACATATTCTTGAACTTAGAGCTGGTTTTCGTCAGCAAATGATTCAACTTAACTCTCGCTTTAAAAATCATAATTATACCAATCACTTCTCTTTGTCTTCGCCCTTGTCTTCCTTAAGCTGCCTCAAGGAGGTCCAAGTCAATTAAAGGCGATTTATACAGGGCCTGTACGTTAACCCTGTCTTCTACTGTTAGCTCTACCTGATTTGTGATAGTCACAAAGTTACCATAAAAATCAACACGAGCCTTGATGTCTGTTGCTGATAGTTGGGTACCTGGAGGGGTAATACCATCAACAAGAGGCACTGGAACGGTTGCTAGACGGTTATATCGTCTCATAACGACAGTATCACCCATCTTTCGAGGTAGCATTCTTTTCTGCGCAAATTTTGTGTGAATGAGCGTAGGGTATGCTGTCATCAAAAGAAGGCGATCATAATAATCACGTACTGCTGGAGGCAATACTGTAACGCTTGTAATAGCCATTTAATAATCCTTTAAAATTAGAAATAACCTCTGTTCTTATCGGCAAGAGCTTTAAAGTCTTTATCACTCATATTTTTAAAACCTGATGCTTGAGAAGATGCAGCGGTTGAGCCCACGGATGACAGATTTCCAGCCCTGTTTAGGTTCTGGACAGCTTGTTTTGCCTCCGGCGATCTATTTTCGTTACTTCGTTCTCTTAGGTAGCCATCAGATCTTTTTGCTAAGTGATACGCCGCCTTATAAGGGTTGGGCGCGGACATGATCATGTCTTTAAGTTCAGGGTCGGTTTTTAAAACTTCTGGTAAATATTTTCTGACTACTTCATCATAATCTTTATTTGCTTGAGACATACGTAGCTCTTCAACCGCTAACTCTTGTTGACGGGTAAATTGCGACATGAATTTCTTAGCTTCTCCGACAGTGAGCACGTCATTGTCAGATAGACCATTAAATTCATTTGGTTTGTCTTGAGTTTTTTGATTATTGTTAGCTTGTAACAAGGCCATATGGTCTTGCATAAGCTTCACATTTTCTTGAAGTTGCTGTCGCTCGCGTCGTTCGGCTTGCAACGCAGAAAGAGGTACTACCTGCTCCTGAGTTTGCTCCATCGACTGTTGTTGTGACCCGTCAGACTGAACGGCGGCTTCAGCAATTACGCCCGTGTTGGTATGTTCTTCCATTTTGACTCTCCTACGCCCTTATTTTCCTGGCAGGGAAAACGATGGCGGCTCGTTAATTGTATAAATAAGATGATGGTATTGTTGTCTCATAGACATCAACGCCATCTTTTTCTAGTCCTAATAGTTCAAAACCAAATGGCTTATCAGGCATATTTACCTCCCATTTGATCTTCCCAGATTGATTGTTGACCTCACCGATCATCATTCCAACTTGGGTTTGTGGTTTTTTGTAATATGGTTTAAGGACTTTAATTAAAGCGGCTTTCCCATCTACTTTTTGCTTTAATGGTTTCGCGAATAAAACGATCCAGTAAACTTCTTTACGATTACTATTCTCAGAGAGAATTTTTTCGATCATTTTTTCATCATCTTCTATTATCGCAGTCGTGGTCTCACCTACTTGTTGAACCATATTATCTCCTTAGAAGTCGTATTTAAAGGCTTCCATTGGAGTCGTGCCACGGGTTTGAAAATCGCTGTAGTTCATGCGACCAATGTCATAGTTAGGACATGGATCTACTTGCATGACTTTATCAGCATGTCCAAATACTCCACCATTCATGGAACCAGCATCTTGAGTATTTAAATATTTCTCATTATGTGATTTACCAGGATAGTGAGCATCAACACGAGATTCCTTAGGAACCTTGTTTGGATTATATTTCTTGTCCATTTGATACCTCTTTTGGTTTTTGGTTGGCCACTCCGGCCGATATAGAGACGTCATCAGCTTTAAGCTTTTGCTCTTCTGCTGCATTGACCTGCTCTAACTTGAGAAATACATCTAGGTATTTCATTAACTTATCATCTGACATAGAGTCAAGCTGTGCAGCTGCTTGCATACGCTTAAGAGTTGCGTCGGCTCTATTATCAACAGATTTTGAAGCGCGTTCATCTTCGAGACCCATGTTCGCGACCGCACGAGTAAATCTCTCTTTCGCCGAAGCTATATTTGCTATAGACTGAGACTGGATAAGTTCGCTTTGAACAGCCATTTGTTGGTTTTGTACTTTTGCTTGCTCTGCTTGCTGTTGCTGTTGTTGCTTGTTGTACTCTTCGACTGCTTGCAAGTACTCTGTTTTGCCTTGTAGTGGTGCGATTTTTGCAAGGAATCCAGGAGGCACTGCATCTGGATCGATAGCTTTGATATCGAGCATTTGGCGGAAGAAGAGTTGTTGCTGAGAGTTCGTAAGCACACCCTCTTGCACAGCAATATCATATTTAGATACGTCTATACTTTTCAGTCTTTCATCTGGTTCTTCATTCATGATGCGTTGCATCTTTTCTGGTGTCCAACTGCAAAGCATTTTGATTACTTTCTTCGAAGTGACTTCTTGAGCAAAACGTAAGTTATCAAATACATCTTGCAGGCCAACTAATGCTGCTCCTTGTCGAAGCATTACCTTTAGACCTGAGTCTTGATCGTTTGATGCTTGGCCAAGGAGTTCATCTGAAATGTTTGCTACCATTCCAATATCACTGTCATGGAGATTGTTAAGGTCGAAGAAGGAAGGGGGTATTTGTGCAGCTTGCAATCTTTCAAGAGCACCAGGTTGCAAACCAGGCTTTTTCCAAACGACTTTTCCTTGAGATGTTTGATAAAGACTTTGAGGGTTCGCAACAGAATCTTCTTCGGCTAACCATCCTGAGTTTATTTGGCTTTCTACAATGTCTGACATCTGAAGTCGTCGTCTGTTTGCATCCCTTTGCGGATCTATCATTGTTCTTACTAAAGACTGAATTTTCAGTAGATAATCCGGTGACTCCGGTTCGAAAACACAGAAAAATGGTATAAAAGGGTATTCATTTAGGCCATATGGATTTCTTTCTGTTGTTATGTGCTGATTATTGACGATGATATGTTGATCTACGTAGGGCTCTGTACGTTCGATTAGTTCCATGTTTGGATCTGCGTAGAGGAAATAGTCAGAGTCTTTTCCTTCATAATTGAAGGTATCACCAGTAGCCACATTGTAAAGATATTTCTTTTCTTCCCAACCTTGCACCCAAAACTCATCATAAGCAAGCATACGCTGGCCATTCGGCTGCTGTTGGTAAGGCAACCAGTTGAATTTATCGTCTCTTTCCCAGCCTATACGATAGAGTGATTCAAGTTCCTTGCGGAACTCTGGTAGAAGTGATTTTCCCTGCTCTAATGATATATAGTTTCTTCTTTGAATATCTGCGCAATCGCTAAAATCTCGCTTTGAGAAGTATGGATCGCATAGGAATCCATTGAATGGTATTCTTCCAAATCTGATATCACCATTGACTGGATCTGTTCTGTAATCTTTCCATAGGCTTAAAAGATTCCATCCAGTAATTAGCGATCCACGGAAACAATCAGAAATGCACTCATAACCATCACCAAATTGCATTACATACATAAGCATTTTAGTAAGTTGGTCTGATACTTTTTGGTCTTGAGCTTCTGTAGGAACTACAACGGATGATTGGCGGTATTTCTTCTGGTATCCAGATACCATGTTTATTTTAGGGCGGATGAAGTTATAGACTCTTGGATTTCTTCCCTCTTGCATCAAGGCACGCTTTTCATTATCTTGCCATTGATTACCAAGGAACATTTCCATGTCAGTTTCACATGCTGGGATTAATCCATTCCATGCGTACCAATTCTTGTCATACGCATCATCCCAAGCACTTACAATTTCCTGGCCTGTCAGCCTCATAAACGCCCCTGTTACGTGAGTATATACTCTTCCCTAACGAAGGAGCGAGTGGGGTAGTTAGGTACCCCAAGGCTGATCAGGCCGCTCGCTAAAAATATTTATCTATCTAATTTCACTTGTCAGTCTTCGAAAACTGTCTTCTCTTTCTAAATCCATACCAATATCGTTATCATGCATAAGGCTTTGATTTAGGACTTTTTCAAGAGTTTTAGCTATACGCTTATCACTATCAGAAAAAGGAATAATAGACACTACATTTTTTGTTTCATTTGAAACTTTTATATAGATATCTGCGCTAAAATTTCTTTGCATATGCTCTTTCCATTGCTTGACAGTCTGCTTCTGTCATTCTTGATTGACTCTTGTTAAAAAAGTGTGTATATAAAGCGTACCTTATGGAATCCATTACGTGGTCATTTTGCTTTAATGGTTGATCAATTCCACGTCTACTTGCTTTCTCATCCCATACGTAGGTGCTAAACTCTTTTATGGCGTTTGTACATTGCTTGCAGACCTTAAAAGTGCCATTAGATATGAGTTGAGAAGTAAACCTAATACCAGTTAAAACATCATTGTCTGCATCTAAAAGATTGCTTAAACCCTGTTTCCTTAATTCCACCTTGAATGAAAGCGCTGATGGGTCAATATATATCGCTTTCACTTGGTATCCTCTGAGAAATTCAATCAGATCTAAGGCATATTCGCTGTCTGACTTTTGTCTGTTTTTAGCTTTTGAGTCATAGTAATACTCTTTTTCCAGCCACATATTAGGGTAACTTCCCGAGTTATAGCCAATAAGAGTGAATACGCAAGGATTGGAAGTACCGTAATCCACACCAAGGATATAATAAGTAGCTGGAGAGGGAGGGTAAGGTATAGTGTGAATCGCTTCATCGAAAAAGTCATAGACTGCACCTTCTGCTAGTACCCACCTTCCCTCTATGTATCGTTGATACCAAAGTCCTGAGTATTCTTTTTTTAAGTTCTTCTTGTAATCTTCATCTAAAGCCGGGTTGTCATCTAGAGCAAATGAAAATACCTTTACATCCATTTCGCCCGCTTTATCAAGGTAATCTACTTTCAACCAATGAAATGGGCTGTCAGGGTTAGTAGAGCCGAATAGTTTCGCTCCAGGAACAGACAAGCGCGAAAATAACATCTTGACGAAGTTTTCGGGAATAATAGTAACTTCATCAAGGAGTGCTCCGACATATTCGGAACCTCGTATTTTCGCCTCTGCTCTCTCGTCATTAGCACCTACAACGTCTATAGTCCTTCCCCAAAGCTTTACTTCACCTTTACCCGACATATATTGCAGATCATCACCGATAAGGTCTTGTAGCGGCCTTATGATGTTTCTCTTAATAGTCGGCTCTGTCCTACCGCACATAATCAGCGGCCCTGGCGGCCCATTCTGTATGAAGTCTATCCATCTCCAAAAGCATGAGTAAGACTTACCAGAGCGAACAGGGCCTTCCCAGAAATTAAGTCTCGCTGTGCTCTCTATCAGGCTGCGTTTCTGTATCGGACTCAGGAGGTCTTTTTTGGTAGTCAAGTAGTTCTCTCCAACCTTTTTTCGATTCTGTTTCTGTGTCTTTACCATCTAGGAAATCAACATGGTGACCGTATTTTTCTAGTATCCAGAATATGCAATGGTTATCGCCGTCTGCTACACCCTTAGCGAAGGTCTTATTAAGGCAATCTTCGACTAAACTCTTTCGTATTTCATCTAGCCAATCACCCATCTCCCAGTTCTTAATGCATGTTTTAATCGTTGAGTAACCTGTTGTGATTCCATACACTTTAAGAAGATATTTTTTGGCAGAGAGTATGAATCCCCTGGAGTGAGTCAGGGCTTCAATTAGCTGGTCAGCAGTAAAATCTGAGTTAGGTAATCTCGCCATTATCGTTATTTTCTTCGTATAGTTGATCTAGTCGATCTTCAATTTTCTGCATAGCATCGTACAATTCGGAAATTTCGTTAAGTACGACAACTTTTTCTGCCAATGATTCTTTTAATTCATTTAGTATGTTCTCATATAGAATAATTAGTTCATCTATTTTGCTCATCTCATCGATCATCTTCATACCCTTGATCTGGATTTAGCGACATTTCATGTATTTTGATGTCCATTTCAAGTTTTTCAAGCTTTTGTACAATTTCCAATTCTTTCTCACAGTTTTGTACGAAAGTTTTTGCTGCACAATAAAAATAATCTTTTAAAATAGAGAATTCATTTTTTGTATCTAAAAGTTCTCTATTATAAATAAGTTTGAGCTGATGTAAATGTTCTCTCATATACAAGTTCCTTGATCAAATGGTAGTCTGTTAGGCACTAATGACTGTTTGGCTATCTTAGCTTTCATCTCTGCTTGGCGTTCGTTTGACATAGGCTCTTGCTTTCTTTTAGGCGTGCTAGACTTTTGCTTATCTTTCTTTTTCATAGTGAATCTTGCTCCAAACCATTCTTAATTATTTTCTTTCCAGTCTTCCTTTGCCATCTTTCTACGATGAGATCACAATATGCAGGATCGAGTTCCATTCCAAAACACTTTCGGTTCAGATTTTCGCATGCCATAAGAGTAGTACCTGAACCCAGGAAAGGATCGTAAACTCCTTCACCTTCTTTGGTGTTGTTGCGCACTGGAATGGACATACATTCTAAAGGTTTTTGTGTTGAGTGAGATGTTCGTTCATCTTCGCTTGACTTACCAAATGCGTTTAGGTTAGATATTTCCCATGTTGTGCATTCTTTTCTGGATCCTTGCCAATTATGCGGATGCCCTTTTCTAACAGCATACCAACATGGTTCATGTTGCCAATGATAGTCACCTCTCGATAAAGCAAAGTGTTGTTTAATCCAGATTATTTGGCTTTTAATTTCGAACTCTGCTTCTTCAAGACTCTTTTGTACTTCTGAGCAATATTTTCCTGCATGCCATACATACGCAACCGAACCAGGAAATAGACTCCAAGCTAGTGCCCAGTTCACTTTATCATCGTTTTGTACTTCGCCACAGGTTCTTTTTCCTTTTCCGATACCTACATTAGTTCTCCATTTAGGATCATAATTGACTCCATAAGGAGGATCAGTAACCATAAGAATTGGCTCTGAACCATTAAGAAGCTTCTCCACATCATCAGGCATCGTTGAGTCGCCGCATACCAATCTATGGTTACCAAGTTCGTAAATATCGCCAAGTTTTGTCTTAGGGTCTTTAGTTGGTTCTAGTGTTTCATTGTCTTTTTCATCTTTGCTATTGATGACATCAATGTCCGCATTCAAATCTTGCTCTGTAAATCCCCACTCTAAGAGATTATTTATGTCCCACTCGTTAGCAAGAACATCCCAGTCCCACTCACCTTGATTCTTGTTTAACCTAATGTTCAATTCATCGATGTCTTGAGGTGTTAGATCATCGAATTCTGGAACCCAACAATTGACTGTTGGAACCTTCATTTCCTTGAGGACATTCAGACGCTGATGGCCACCTATAACCCTGTTATCCTTAGTTATCACTGGCAAGTCAATCAGGCCAAACTTAGAAATGCTTGTTCTTAGGTGCGAAGCATCATGCTTACTTAACTTGCGAGGATTTTTCGCATGAGAAATTAAATCAGACACATTTCTACTTTCTATTCGCCAGTTTCTCATATCTTGCTCAAATCTTCGTTGATCATGTATTCAAGTTCTTCAATCATATCTTTATGTGCGTTTAGCCATACCTGGTACTTAACTGGTAAATTAAAGGTAAAGTTATATGATATAATATCATCTACTACCTTTAACCTACTTAACATTGTATCTAAATCTTCTGACATGCTCGGTTGCCTAAATTCAAACATTATTTCTTCCTTTTCTTAGCAGCAGCAGAAAGCTTAGCCATTTTCGCTTCACCATATTTCTTACGTCCTATGGATGCAGCTACAGCGGCAGGATTCTTAATGTCTGAGTTCTTAGCGATGGATTTGGTCAGGCTAGCAAATCGTTTACCTGATCCGACAGGTGGCTTTTTGGGCATTTGGGGCTCTCCAAATTAGGTTTTACGATTAAGTGGAGGAGTTTGTCTGGTGGCAGCCAGGACAAAACCCCCGTCTTTTCGTCTTTATAAATTGTTTTACTATATACTGCAAATACAAAATCCTCAACTTGATACTCTTCTAGCTCAAATACTAGTGTGTGTCCGTTATCAAATGTTGCACTTGCTTCGTAGATCATTTTTTCTTCTTCATCTTTTTAGCTTCGGACATTGCAATTGCTACTGCTTGCTTAGGATTCTTCACGATAGGGCCTTTCTTAGATCCTGAGTGTAGCTCACCTTCTTTGTATTCATGCATAACTTTCTTGATCTTCTTAGCTTCTTTAGTTTTCTTCATAATACCTCAAATGTTTAAAGGAAGTTCTATGTTTGGCGAAATGTTAGGTTCAACGTTATCGGTCTCATCCACTACATCACTAGCCTTTCCCTCTGTCTGCACGTTGTTTATGCTATAGGTGCAGCCCGAAACAACTACGACTAACAAGAACGTCATTCCTATGAATAGCATGGTTCCTGCAATAAGACATAAAGCTTTAGCCATAGTTATACCCCTATCCATGCGCATAATTTCTGCAAGAAGCATTTCTTTTTCTCTTGTACTTCTGGTTTCTTCACTTCAGTAGTAGGCTTTGGAGCACTTTTTAGCAGATATGGTGTATTTGCATGTTCGCTTTCAACCTTAACAACTTTTGGTTCTGGGGTTGTTTTCACCAATTCTTGCTTACCTTCTTTGTTAGCTTTTCTAACATCTGGCACTTTAGCCTTACAATGCGAGTTTGTATTCTTGCAGATTTTTGACTTCACTCTTGATGTCTCCTAGTTTTGATATCTTGGTTAATTTTGGTGCGTACTTTATAGCGAATTCGTTCAGCAAAGCGGCGGTTGAAACGATCCAATCTTGAAGAACACTATCTTCAATTCGTTCCATACACGGCTGAGTAATGTTCGATATTTTCTGCGCATAATCTTGTAATTCCTTGAACTCAGAGGGTGAAAATGCAGTGATTACGCTCTCAACATTCTTGCTTACGTTAACGTCTGGGACAGCATGTAACACTAGTTCTACCCTTGGTTCTTCGCTATAAAGCTTCATTGCCTTGGCTTTCACTATGGTAGAGTCATCACCCCACAAAATACCGTTTGCACAATCGAGGTAGAACTTCTCTAGATTGTCGTAATCGGGCTTTGTAGAGGCTCTTGTGATGCCCCAAAGCTTCTTATTTCTGGTTCCTACACTATCGCTTGAATTAATGGGAAGAAAAAAGAGAAACTGCACTGAAAAAACTTTCGTCATGCAGATTTTATGCATTGCTTCAGTTGTAGATTTGTCCGTAAGTTGAAAGTAATCAGCAAGTTGCGCCGTCATGATTTGACGCACAAGCTTCTTATCTGACTCTTGAGGATCATATGTGATAACGAACTTACCACGCTTAGAATATCGTGCACGGGCTTTTGGTATTGGCTTTCCTGGTATAATAATCTTCATATACCCGGTGCATAAACCATTGAGAATTTAGTGTACAGACAAAAGTGTCCACCACCGTGCCGAGAAGATTATTTTAACGTAAGTCACGCATACTGAATAGGCCTCGTAACAAAGCTTTCCCATTCGCAAGGCATTCCAAACAGCTCTGCTATGCGCCTTGCATTGAGCTCTGTACACGGCGCTGAGCCACTTTCTATCTTTTCAAGATGCACACGATCTATGTTGGCTTTGTATGCAAGCTCGCCTACGGTCATGTTGTTGATTAATCGCACATAACGCACCCGCGAATTCTTCTTTGATCTTCTTCTATTCAAATTCAATGTTATTATCCTTTAGCACATCGCTTAACACTTCTAAGACCCCGATATTGTATTCGATTTCTTCTCTTACAACTGTTAAGTTTCCGTCCATAATGTTTTTAATGTTATGCTCTACGCTGTCAATCCTGCTAAGTAAATCACATGATAATATAATCCGTGCATTTCTTTCCTGTATGTTGTAACTTTCGAGTAGTTTCTCAAGCTGATTATGCCTAAAATGGATGTTTAAGTGCATGCTTAATTGGAGTAAAACTATAATTAACATTATAATGGCTTTTCTCATTTGTTTCCTTTTAAAGTTAAATCTACTTAGGGCAACGGGTTACGCTATCCTCTTAAATCAGGCCCGTTAAATTCTATCACGGCCGCTTCTTTCATGCGAGAAATTATACGTTCACCGTATGCTTTATACATTTCTGTTTCATTCATGTTAGTTGAAATAATAGTTATCAGATTGTTTCCGAATCTATTGTTGAATATCTCATAGAAATCTCGCTCATGTTTGTTTGTGCCTGTATCTATACCAAAGTCATCAAGCACAAGTATTGGGATCTCGCTGAGTTGCTCGATTAGTGGCCGTGATGATTTAAACCTAAAGACATCCTCTTGCAGGCGTCTGTCTAGGTCTACATAGTCGAAATAGCGAACGTCTCCATACACACGCAAACCATGTGTTACAAACATTTCTTTTAATAATGCGAACATAAAATGCGTTTTGCCGCGGCCTGCTCTTCCCTGGAGTATCAAGCTCTTAGGCTTATTGATCCAACGCATAGCCTTTGAACTAAAAGACTCACAGTCCTCATTTGGCGGAATGGATAGAGTGTCGATAGAGACATCTCTATAGCGAGGAAAGATGTTGTTTAGTTTGCAAAACTCATACCATGCGTTTAAACGGCCTGTGTTGAACGATGTTTGCTTGGGTGCTATATGTACACCTTTTGCCATAGATCGTTCAATGTAGGCTGAATTAAGGGCATTGTCGATAGTCTTGTCGCTCATGTTAGAACCTCTTAATTGTTGGGGCTACTAAATCATAGTCTCCAGATGTTACCAT